AGAATAAAATCAACATTCTCCAATGAGTATACACCACTTTGTTTCAAATAAAATAATTCATTAAAATCACTATCAATCATTGAAACGATTGGTGAAAGTGCATCCATTCTACTCATATTATTTAGGTTACAATCGTGATTACCTGCAATCAAAATTGTTGGTGCAATCTTGGAAAGTGTATCAAGAAATTCAGTTACCATATCAACAAGTTCCGGTGTCATGTCTGTCTTTGCATGAACAATATCACCAGCAAGATATATGATAGTATTTTTATTTTGTTCTACTTTATTTTTACAAATTACATAGAGTTTTTCAAATACACTACGATATTCTTCGTGTCTTTTCAGATTACGAATATGAACATCAGCAATATGTAATATGGTATCAACACGGGAAAGACCGCCTGCCCATAATGTTTCTTTAAGCATACATTATCCTCTGTTTAATAATATCATAACTGTCTGTTAGTGGGGTGGTGGATTTGAGACTACTGAAATCTTTGAATCCCATTTCATTTATATCTTTCTGTTCCATTCGTACAACCGAAACATCTATACCTTCTCGAATGAGTGAGGAAGATATTTTTATAGCATCCGAAATTGCATCATTATCAAGAGCAACAATAACCTTGGGTGGTTTTCTTAACAATATTTTTTCTCTTAATCTTGGTTGAATTATTTTGCCGAAAAGTGGTACAGCATTATATCTAGCAGTTATTGCATCGAATACGCCTTCAACGAGTGTAATGGGTTCGTCCCAATCAATAAAACATTCAAAACCAATAACATCCTTACTCCATTTTGGATTTTTATATTTTAGGACATCTTCTTCAAATATAGAACGAGATACAAAAAAGTTTAAATTAAAATTTTCATCGTAAGATGGTACAACTA